CAGAACCCGACTTTGATACAGCGATAAACACAATACACAATTGGTGGCAACACGCACCATTGGTATTGCACTATTTGCATTGGGATTTGGTAAAAGACTGGCCCAATCCTTGGGATTTAATTGCCGAAAACACCTATTGTGATCTTGCAAAATGCTTGGGTATCAGTTATACTATACTAATGTTGGATCGTACAGATATCAATGACTTATCTATTCAAGAAACAAAAGAAAACGATTATATAGTATCATTGAACCAAGGGAAATATATATTGAATTGGGATGTTGGCCAAGTGTTAAATATCAATTCAACAGCTAACTTAAAAATTGCTCGCAGCATGGATTCTGCCATGTTTAAAAATAAAATTCGATAGGGGTATCACATGGAAATACTAGTAACTAAACGCGATGGTAGCAAAGAGCCGCTAAACATCGAAAAACTGCACAAAGTAGTTTTTTGGGCCACACAGGGTATCACAGGCGTTAGTGCTAGTCAAGTGGAAATTAAAAGTAATGTACAATTTTATCAAGGTATTAGTACCAGCGACATTCAAGAAACACTTATTAAAAGTGCAGCAGATTTAATTTCAGAAGAAACTCCAAACTATCAGTATGTTGCTGGACGTTTGATATCGTATCATATTCGCAAAATGGTATACGGAGACTTTGGTCCGTGGCATGTTTATGATCTAGTAAAACACAATGTCAAAGCTGGCTTTTACGATGCAGAATTGTTAACTGAATATACTGAAACAGAATGGAACACAATCAACGGTTGGATTAAACACGATCGTGATGAAGAATTAACTTATGCTGCTATGGAGCAGTTTCGCGGCAAGTATCTTGTGCAAAATCGTGTAACCAAGCATCTATACGAAACTCCACAAATGGCTTACATGTTGATTGCTGCTACACTGTTCCAAGATTACCCGCGTGAAACAAGACTGCAATATGTTAAAGACTACTATGATGTTATCTCAACACATCAAGTAAGTCTTCCAACTCCTGTTATGGCAGGCGTGCGTACACCACAACGACAGTTTAGCAGTTGTGTGCTTATTGAAACTGATGATAGCCTTGATTCAATCAATGCCACATCAAGCTCAATTGTTAAGTATGTGTCACAAAAAGCTGGCATTGGCATCAACGGCGGACGCATTAGAGCATTAGGTTCACCTATTAGAAACGGTGATGCATATCACACAGGTGTTATTCCTTTTTACAAAATGTTTCAAGCAGCAACACGTTCATGCAGCCAAGGCGGTGTGCGCAATGGTGCTGCAACACTTTATTATCCTATTTGGCACTATGAAGTTGAAGATCTACTAGTACTAAAAAACAACAAAGGCACTGAAGACAATCGTGTGCGTCACATGGATTATGGTGTACAGTTTAACAAACTGATGTATGAGCGTCTTATGACAGGCGGCAATATCACACTGTTCTCACCGCATGATGTACCAGGCTTGTATGATGCTTTCTTTGCCGACCAGGACGAATTTAAACGTTTGTATGAAACAGCAGAGCGTAACACACGTCTACGCAAGAAAACAATAAACGCACAAGAACTGTTTAGTGCGTTCATGCAAGAGCGCAAAGATACAGGACGTATCTATCTACAAAACGTAGATCATGCAAACAGTCATAGCAGTTTTAAAACTGACGTTGCTCCAATTAAACAAAGTAACTTGTGCTGCGAAATTGATCTACCGACTAAGCCATTGAATGATGTAAATGATCCCAACGGTGAAATTGCATTGTGTACATTGAGTGCAATCAACTGGGGTGTGTTTAAGTCTCCTGAAGATATGGAAAAGGCTTGTACACTGGCAGTTCGAGGCCTTGATGCATTGCTAACATATCAGAACTACCCAATTATTGCAGCACAGATGGCAACTGAAAACAGACGTCCACTGGGTGTTGGCATTATCAACTTTGCGTTTTGGTTGGCTAAAAATGATGTTAGCTACAGTGATCCAGCAGCATTGCCATTGGTCGATACTTGGGCACAGCATTGGAGTTATTATCTTATCAAAGCATCAGCAGATCTTGCAGCCGAACAAGGTGCATGTCCAAAGAATCACGAAACCAAGTATGGCGATGGCGTATTACCTGTTGACACTTACAAGAAAGAAGTTGATGAACTTGTACCACACAAAGACTGTGTTGATTGGGCTGGCTTGCGCGAACAACTCAAAGCCACTGGTATTCGCAACAGTACGCTAATGGCTCTTATGCCTGCTGAAACATCAGCACAAATATCAAACAGCACAAACGGCATTGAGCCACCTCGTGCGTTTGTTAGTATCAAGCAAAGCAAGGACGGCGTACTAAAGCAAGTGGTGCCGGGCTATCCAAGACTGAAAAACAAATATGAACTGCTTTGGGATCAGAGATCACCAGAAGGTTATTTGAAGATTACTGCAATCTTGCAAAAGTATATTGATCAAGGTATCAGTGTAAACACTTCGTACAACCCGCAACACTACGAAGATGAAAAGATTCCAATGAGTACCATGTTACAACATCTATTGTTGTGCTATAAATATGGACACAAGCAGTTGTACTATTTCAACACCTTTGATGGATCCGGTGAAATAGACATTGACAAAATGAACGCAACAGAAAGCGTACTGATCGAGCTTCCTTACGAAGAAGAAGCCTGCGATAGTTGCACAATATAAGGGTAGCAAAATGAGTGTACTAAATTCAACAAAACGTGACCACACAACCAGTTTGGCATTTCTTGATCCCAAAGGCGGAGTAGGACTACAGCGTTATGATACGCTGAAATATAGACAGTTTGACAAACTAACTGACAAACAGTTGGGATTCTTCTGGAGACCGGAAGAGGTTGACGTGCTTCGCGATGCCAAAGACTTCAAAGATCTCACACCAAACGAACAGCATATCTTTACGAGCAACCTTAAGAGACAGATCTTGTTGGATAGTGTGCAGGGTCGTGCACCGGTGGAGAGCTTTGGTCCTATTGTGAGTTTGCCTGAGTTGGAAAACTGGATTATCACTTGGACTTTCTCAGAAACAATTCACTCAAGAAGTTATACACATATCATTCGCAATGTATACAGCGATCCAAGCAAGATCTTTGACACCATGATGGACATCAAAGAAATCAATGAATGCGGTGATGATATTACTGCATACTATGATGACCTTATTGAATACAGTTCATGGTACAATCTACTAGGCCAAGGCAAGCACAAGGTAAATGGCAAGACTGTTGAAATTGATTTGTATGAACTAAAGAAAAAACTGTGGATGTGTTTGGCAAGTGTTAACGTGCTTGAAGGTATCCGCTTTTATGTATCGTTTGCTTGCAGTTGGGCATTTGCTGAACTTAAAAAGATGGAAGGCAATGCCAAGATCATCAAGTTTATTGCCCGTGACGAAAACGTACACCTAGCAAGCACCCAGCAACTTATGAAACTGTTGCCAAGTGATGACAAAGACTTTGTCAAGATTGCAAAAGAGTGCGAACCCGAACTGATTAAAATGTTTGAAGATGCAGTTGAACAAGAAAAACAATGGGCAGACTATTTGTTCAAAGATGGTTCAATGATTGGACTTAATGCACAACTGCTCAAAGAGTATGTAGAGTGGATTGCACACAAGCGTATGACAGCAGTTGGTCTACCTAGCAGTTACAAAGGTGGATCAAACCCACTACCGTGGACACAAAAATGGATCGCTGGCGGCGATGTACAAGTTGCTCCGCAAGAAACAGAAATTTCATCATATGTTGTTGGCGGAACCAAGCAAGACGTGGACAGCGATACATTTAAAGGATTTAGTCTATGACCGTACTTGCTATTGGTGATAGCAATGTATTGCCAGGTGTAACCGGCGATATGGGCAACTGTGCTCATGCATTTTCAAGAGCTATTGGTCACGGAGATCGTGCTGTGTGCTGGGGGAAAGGAGGCGCAAGCAACCACTGGGTGCTTCAACATGTTAATCAAGCATTAGATAACATTGATCAATATTCTTATCCTGTGTTTTTTGTTGGCTGGACACAGTGGGAACGAGAAGAATGGGAATGGGACAACCAAGAAATATCAGTTTGCATTGGCCCGCATTTTCCAGTTCCATCTGATCTGGAACAACGTTATACTGATTGGCGAAACGGGATGACTGACAGTGCAATTCAGGACATGCGCGATTTTTGGCACGAAATGATTCATAATGTACATCTGCGTATGAATGACATGGGAATACCTCATCAATTTTGGAGTACCTATGATAACTTTGTAGGCAAGACCGGAAAGCAACAATTAGATTGGGACGAATTGTTTTTCAAACCATACGACTTAGATGGTTGTATGCGAGAATGGTTTAACGCTAACAATATAGCGCCGCTTGATGGCGACGAATGGCACTGGTCAAGCGAAGCAAGTACAATCTGGGGAAATACACTAGCAGAAAGTTTTAGAAAAAGAGGTATCTAATGACAAAAGTTATAGTATACACCAAGGACCATTGTCCTTATTGTGAAAAAGCCAAGCATCTATTAACCAAGTTGAATATAGCATTTGAAACAAAAAAAGTTGGTGTAGATGTTACCCGAGAGCAACTGTTAGAAGTTGCACCTAATGCAAGAACTGTGCCTCAGATTGTTATCAGTGGTAAAGTAATTGGTGGGTTTAATGAACTTGAGCAGTATATTGACGACACAGGTTTTAACGGCACTGGCTACGGCAACATTTCTTTTTAACCACACGTTGCTGTAGGTAATTACTTGCATGACCTTAGAAAAACACAAAATTTACACACTTAAACTGTCTGACAGTACAGAAGTTATTGCCAAAATTGTCAAAGCCGATGCATTCAGTGTTGATATTACCAGCCCAATGTCATTGGTTCCAACACAGCAAGGCTTGCAAATGCTCCCAAGTCTTATGAGTGCAGATCCCGACAAAAATGTCACCATAAATACAGCTAGTATTATGATGCATGTGGAAGCACACAAAGATATTGTTGCAAGCTATATCCAAGCAACCACAGGTATTGTAACACAACCAAAGACACTACTAAAGGGTTAACAATGCCGGGAGCGGTACGAATAGGTGATACAAACAGTGCAGGTGGTTCAGCATCAGGTAGAGGTGCTGCCAGTGTATTGATCAACGGCCGAGCTGCATGCATAAAAGGCACCAGTGTTACACCGCATCCTTGTTGTGGCGCACCTGGTTGTAGTAAACATTGCAGTGCTAAAACAGTACGCGGTGCACGAAGTGTACTAGCTGAAGGCGTCGAAATCAACTACATTGGTAGCACAGACACTTGTGGACATGCACGAGCTACTGGTAGCCGTGACGTGATCATTCCAGGATAAACTATGGCAACAGGCACACTTACATCAATGATATTAACTGCTGGCGCTAGCATGTTGGCCAATGGCAGTGATGTTACATTGGGCGGTAAGCCTATTGCATCCAACAGCGGAGCACCACTTGATATCACTGACAGTGTAAATGGTGAAACTGGTGCACCAACACTGAAAGTCATGAATGACTCAACACTGGAAATACAAGCAATACAAAGTGTGCTGTATACTGTCACTGATAAAATAGCCAATATTGCAAATGCCACTCCGTACATAAACGAATTTAATTCAATGACCAGTGGATTAGGCGATAGTGTATTCTCAGCACCATTTGATTTGTATTCTGGTAATGCGTACAGTGTAATGTCAACGTCTGGTACAATCGACAGTGTGTTAACATTTGGTCGCACTGAAAGTGCCAGTGTGCTGGGTGGTTCTGTTACTGCGACAGAAATCGAAGGCGATGCTAAAAAGTTAGGCACAACCTTTGGCAGTGCAATAGCATTTGTTGAAACCAGCAATCAGTTTATCAACGCAGCCAACAAT